GCATCCGCGCCTCCGGCCCCGCGTGGCTGGTGGCCGCCTGGCTCAACGGCGACTGGAACGCAAGCCCCGACGGGGGCATCGTGCTGTCGCAGTGGTTCAGGCGCTACCTGCGCGTGCCGCCCGAGGCGCATATGGTGGTCCACTCGTGGGACACGGCGCAGAAGTCAGCGCAGATCAACGACCCATCCTGCCTTACGAGCTGGCGCGTGGGCCACGGGGCGCCCGGGGCGTACTTGGCCGAGGTGTTCACGAAGCGCCTGGAATACCCGGCGCTTCGCAAGGCGGTGATGGACTGGGCCGCCCGGGACCGCCCCAATGCCATCCTGATCGAAGACAAGGCGAGCGGCACGAGCTTGATACAGGATCTGCGCGGCTCAACGACGCTGCCCATCATTCCCATGGAACCCGAGGGCGACAAGGCCACGCGCATGTTCGGCGAGACCGGCGCTTTCGAGGCGGGCCGGGTGTTCTTCCCGGAGAGCGCGCCGTGGCTGCTGGACTACGAGCTGGAATTGACCATCTTCCCCCTTGCGCCCCACGATGACCAGGTGGATTCAACGTCACAGTTCCTAAAATGGTGGCGCCTGTCCACCGGCCGAATCGATTCCGCCAGCACCGGAGGGCGCGTGACGGCCACGGCGACTACAGCTAGCGCGGCACTGCGTGATAATGAGGGCTACGGCGCTGTGGGCCGCACCCGACTGGAGCACTGAACATGGCACAAGACCCTATTGCAACGCCGCTCATGGGCGAACTCTCAAAGCCCGAGCAACTGGTGGGCGCCTACGCGCGCATGACAGCGCGCATGAGCCCGTACCTCGATGCCCTTGCTCCAGTGGACACCATCCTGCAAGCGAAGGGCGGAATCGACCAGACCAACGCCCTGTACCGAGAGCTGCTGCGCGATGACCAGGTGGCGTCCTGCTTTCAGCAGCGGCGCATGGCCGTGACCAGCAAGGCCACGGTTGTGGAGCCGGGCGCGAACGACGCGCTTTCCACCCGCGCCGCCGATGCGCTGCGCGAGCAACTGGAGCGGCTCGCCTGGGATGACATCACCGACAAGATGCTCTACGCGAGCTTCTACGGCTGGGCCGTGGCCGAAGTGATCTGGCGCCCGTCGGGCTCGATGGTGGAGATCGAGGCAATCATCGCGCGGGACCGCTCGCGGTTTCGCTTCGGGTGGTCCGGGGCGCTGTATCTGCAAACCACGGCCGGCCTCGTGGAGATGCCGCCCCGCAAGTTCTGGACCCTGCGCGCGGGCGGCGACACGGGCGACAACCCCTACGGCCTGGGGCTGGCCCACGCGCTCTACTGGCCCTGCTGGTTCAAGCGCAACGGCATGCAGTTCTGGATGACCTTCCTCGAACGCTTCGCGCAGCCTACAGCCGTGGCCAAGCTGCCGCCGGGCATGATCGAGAGCCCGGAGCAGCGCGGCAAGGCCCTGGAGATGCTGCGCCAGATCGCCAGCGATGCGGGCGTGGTGTGCCCGGACAACGTGGCCGTGGAACTGCTGGAAGCCTCGCGCAGCGGCACCGCCGAATATGGCGCGCTGCAATCGGCCATGGACAGGGCCATCGCCAAGGTGATCCTCTCGCAGACCATGACCACGGACAACGGATCAAGCCTGTCCCAGGCGCGCGTGCATATGGGCGTGCGCGATGAGGTGGTCAAGGCGGATGCGGACCTTCTCAACGAGGCTTTCGCTGACCAGGTGGCCGCGTGGTGGACCGCCTTTAACTTCCCCGGCGCCGCCGTGCCCAAGAGGCCCAAGGTGGGCCGCGACATCGCGCCGCCCGAGGACCTGAACGCCCGCGCGGAGCGCGACACCAAGGTGTCCTCCCTGGGCTTCGCCCCCACGGAGGATTACATCGCCACCACCTACGGCGAGGGCTGGGAGAAGAAGGAGACCCCGGCCCCGCTGCTGGCCGCCGCCGCGGGCGATCCCAACGCCCCGCCGCCGCCCGACAACGGCGACAACACCCAGGACCCCGCCGGGGCGCAGTTCGCGGACCCGCCCGCCCTGGCCGCCCTGCGCGCGGGCCGCCGCGCGGATCAGGATGCGCTGGTGGAGGCCGCAGCGCGCTTCGCGGAACAGTACGACACGGTGATGGGCCGCCAGATCGGCGCGCTGCTCGACAGCGCGGAGGCCGCTGACGATTACGAGACCTTCCGCAACCGCCTGGCCGAATTGCTTGAGGCGCCGCCAGCGCCGGGCGCGCTGGAAAAGCTCACCCGCGCCGGTCTGTTCGCCCGCCTGATGGGCGCCTCAAGGGCGGCCCGCCGCGCGCCGCGCCGGCCGTGAAGCTGCGCTTCGGCGCGGCCGAGCTTCTGCAAGCCCTGGCCATCGACCAGGCCGCGGACGAACAGCGCGCCATCGATGCCCTCACCGCCCTGCTGGCGGGCGAGGCGCCGTCCGCGCCGCAGCCGCCGCAGGCCGCCGCCGAGTTTTTCGACGTGCCTACTGGCGATGCTTTCGACGTGGCGCCAGAGCGCGCCATCAACTACTTCAGGGCCATGGGCCTGGGCAACGCCTTTGCCTGGCAGGATGCCATCGACACCGCCACCGCCGAAGCCTTCACCGTCGCCAAGATGATGGACATGGACCTGCTCGCACAGGTGCGCGCATCCCTCGAATCGGCCGCCGCCAACGGCACGCCCTTCAAGGACTGGACGCGCGAGATCGTGCCGCTTCTCAAGCGCGCTGGCTGGTGGGGCAGGAAGCCGCTCAACGACCCGGTGACCGGAGAGGTGGTGGACGCGCAACTGGGCAGCCCCTCGCGCCTGGAAACAATCTTCCGCACCAACCTGCAATCGGCCTACGCGGCCGGCCAGTGGAGCCAGATCGAGGCGCAGCGCGACACGGCGCCGCTGCTCATGTACGACGCCCTCGATGACTTCCGCACCCGGCCAGCGCACCGCGCCTGGGACGGCAAGCTGCTGCCGGTGGACTCGCCCTGGTGGCGCACGCACTATCCGCCCAACGGCTGGAACTGTAGGTGCGGGGTGATCCAACTGAGCGAGGACGAGGCCGCGCAGATGGGCCTTGAAGTCTCGCCCGCGCCGCGCACCCGTACCGCCGCCTGGACCAACCCGCGCACGGGGCGCGTGCAGCGCGTGCCGGTGGGGGTGGACCCGGGTTTCGACCGCAACGCGGGCCTGGACTATCAGCAGCACCTCAACGGGCTCGCCGCCGAGAAAGCCGCCGCGCTGCCCGATGATCTTGGCGCTGCTGCCAGCCGGGCGCTTTCGAATGCCCCGAAGGCGCCGCGCCGCAAGCCATAAGGGCGCAGGGTGGGGCATGGTCCCATGGTGAAAAGCGCCCTTGAGGGGTGTACGGTGCGCGCACATCAACAGCGCCCCGGGTACTCATGCAACCCTTCGACATTTTCAGAGCGGGCCGCCATACGGCATCCGGTGGGCAGACCCTCGACTTTTCGGCAGAGGTTTTGCGTGCCGCTGTAGCAGCCTACGACCCCGCGCTGCACGAGGCGCCCATTGTCGTTGGTCATCCCCGCGACAACGAACCGGCCTACGGCTGGGTGTCGCGCCTCGAAATGGACGGCACCACCATGCGGGCCGTTCCTGCCCAAGTGGAGCCGCAGTTTGCCGACCTGGTGGCAGCAGGGCGCTTCAAGAAGCGCTCCGCGTCTTTCTACACCCCAGACGCCCCGAACAACCCCAAGCCCGGCACCTACTACCTGCGCCACGTGGGCTTTCTCGGCGCGCAGCCGCCCGCCGTGAAGGGCCTGCGCGAAGTGAAGTTCAGCGCCGATGCCGAAGCCGGCGTGATCGAGTTCGCGGACTACAGCGTGAGCCTCATGGCGCAGATGGCGCGGCGCATGCGCGAGTTCTTCATCGCCAAGTTTTCCCTTGAAGACGCGGACTCGGTGCTGCCCGACTACCTCGTGGGCGGCCTCGAAGCCGAGGCCAATCGCCCGGCGCCCGCCGCCGAAACACCCATCTCAACCTCTTTCTCGGAGACAAACGCCATGAGCGCGGAACACCAGAGCCAACTCGACGCCCTGAAGGCCACAGCCGCACAACTGGAGGCTGATCTTGCCAAGGAGCGCGAGGCGCGCACCAAGGCCGAGGCGAGCTTTGCCGAACAGGCCGCCGCCCTGAAGGCGCGCGAGCGCGCGGCGGACCTTGCCACCGTGACCGCCGCCGTGGACGCCCTCGTGACCCAGGGGCGCGTGCTCCCGCCGCTGCGCGCGGGCGTGATCGCCTTCGCCGCCGCCCTCGACGCCACCGAGGCGAGCGTGGAATTCGATGAGGCTGGCGCCACCAAGAAGGTTTCCCCGCGCGAGTGGTTCATGGCCTTCGTGCAAGCCGCCCCCGTGTCCGTGCAGTACGGCGAACTCGCCCCCGCGGGCATTCCGGGCTCCGCGGGCTCGGACAACGTGGACATCGCCAACCGCGCTGCCGCCTACCGCGCCAAGGCCGCCTCAGAGGGTCGCCACATCAGCTTTACCGAGGCCGTGACCGCCATACACGCGGGCAAGGCGTAACCAAGGCAACCCGCTCACCCGATAGGAGCCACAGCCCATGAGCAACCCCGCACTCATCAAGACCTTCACGGCGGGCGCCGCCGTGGATCCCGCGCGCATCGTGACACTGAGCGCCGCGAGCACCGTCACGGCCGCAAACTCCGCGACGGCCGCAAGCATCGGCATCAGCGACGAAATTCCGCAGGTCGCCACCGGCCGCAATGTGGACGTGATCCTCTCCGGAGTGGCATGGGTGACCGCTGGAGCCGCCGTGGCGCTGGGCGCCATGCTCACCTCCGACGCCACAGGCCGCGCGGTAACGTCGGCCAGCGCGGGAAACCGCATCATCGGCCTGGCGCTCGATGCCGCTTCAGCGGCCGGTGATCGCATCCGCTGCTACATCTCCCAGGGCGTGCAGTAACCCAGCCGCCGCCAGCCCACCCCTAAAGGACCGCCGCCATGTCCACCACATTCCCGTTCCCGGTTCAGCAAGAGCTTACGCAGATCGCGTTGGCCTACCGCAATCAAAGTTTCATCGCCGACATGGTGATGCCGCGTACGCCCGTGCCGTTCCGCGAGTTCAAGTGGCTCCAGTTTACGCGCGAAGACATGTTCAACGTGCCCAACACTATCGTGGGCCGCAAGGGCGTTCCGGCAGAAGTCGAATTCGGCGCGACGGAAGTGGCCAGCTTCGTCCGAGACTATGGCCTGGACGATCTGGTCCCACAGGAAGACCTGCTATCTGCGCCCAGCAGTTACAACCCGCTGGGCCGCGCCGTGGAGGGCA